TTAAAAACCGATTGCAAAATAATCTCCATATACATAAGTATCATTAGCAGATAACCTGATTTCACTTCCATAAGCATTAATCGTTCGCGCGGCAACCCAGGAGTTAAAAGTATTCAATGTCCCGTTAGGTGCTGCTGACATCGGAAATATCCAATCACCAACAGGTGACATAAAAACCTTCAGACAACCATGCTTAAACGGTGTTGGTAAAATAACTTTGTTTATCGCTAATGGAGTAAAATTATGCCTTCCCCACTGAAGTATTAATCCGCCCGGCAGTTGTTGATAACCATTATGAGATAAACTACCGGGGAATTTTTTGTTCGCGTGACACTCTAATGAATCAGCAAAAGTCTTATTAAGTGTTGTCAAATCACCATTATCCAAAACATCCTTTCCACACTGCGTGGACATAAAATTAGCCACGACAGAGGCTATTGTTGATGATTGTCGTAATGCCTTATTTAACACATGAGTAGTAATACTTTCTGGAGGAAACCCAGTTTGTAAATTCTGACTTTTTTCATATTCTGGTTGACCCACTACGTTGGCATTATTATTAATAGAAAAAGCTTTAAAATCATTCTTATTACTCATTTATCCTCCTCACAAAAAAATAATAGATTTCATTTACTAAGAACTTACTTACATAGAAATTTTCAAATACAAAGCTAACATCAATGTACAAACAATCAATAAATCTATTTTAATCATTATATTATTAAATAAAATATAACAAAATATTATTACAACATAATACAACTAACTCTTTTTAAAAAAAACAAACAACACTATTTAGAAAACAATTCAGTTAATTTTATTAATTTCAACTCTATTAAAGGCAATATAATCAGGCATTAACAAAATGAATCATTTTTTGATCAGAAACAAAAATGATATTACATACACCCATAAAAAATTGTAGCAACAAGGAAATAATATAATAATGGAGCAGAAAGCTAATTTAATTAAAAATAGGATTTTAAGAGTTAACTATATTTTCCGTATATAAACAGGCTTGTTCTATATAACTTATACTTCGACACGCGAAATAGTAAAAGTTTTATTCCCCAGCCAAAAGTAAAAAAACCGAATGAATTATTTAAGGGAATACGAACATGCTTACTTCCGGATTAACGATGTTGCACTTATTATGTGAATCAAAGCCTCATTTTTATATCAATTTCTAGTATTAATCTTTCAGTATAGAAACTATTGAAGATAGTTTATAAAAATAAGAGACATTAATAGTTTTGATATATTTTCGATTACAAGATGTTAAACAATTTATTGTCATCAGTCATACATAAATAATCAATCGTTTAAGTTATAATATAATCTTACTATCCTCTTTTTGGAGTAGACTATAATTGAAATCAATCTCGATAAATTACCTATACTATAACTCAACATGCTAATTATAACAGAACATTATTTTATTTAAGGAAAGTGCATATGAGTCACAAGAATGATTTTAAAGCTTTTTCTATTAATAATAATGCCAACGTAGTGAGTCAACCAGAATATGAAAAAAGTCAGAATTTAAAAACTGGGTTTCCCCCAGAGGATATTACTACTCATGTGTTAAATAAAGCATTACGTCAGTCGTCAACAATAGCCTCTGCCGTGGCTGATTTTATCGCCACACAATCTGGCGATGATGTTCTGGATGATGGGGATATTATTAAACTAATCGCCCAGTTAAATAGAGCTTTAGAACAAAAAATTATAACTAAAATTTCCAACTCCGCATTAGAAAAAACACAAAATGGCGCAGATATTCCTGATAAAAATGCGTTTGTGAAAAACTTAGGTTTAAATGAAGCTGCAAAACGGCAAGTAGGAACGGGGATTAATCAGATACCAGATATGTCATTTTTCACCAAAAATTTGAATGAAACTGGCTGGCAAAAATCACCTTCTGGTCTAATTGAAATGTGGGGAATAGCTCAAGTTAATGGTTATGGTTCTTACACATCTGGATATTTAAACAACTTTCCAATACCATTCCCAAATAAATGTTTTAATGTCACGTTAACTCATAATGGCCACAGCCCTAACGCGGCAGGAATATTTTCAGTAATCATAGAAAATCAGCGTGAATTTCGATGTTTTAGAAGCCCTACTAACTGGGCTCCCATTGTTACAGCATATTTTAAAGCAATAGGATATTAATTTAATAAAATTCAAATTGCCATAATCATTTAATTAACATGGTAAAAAATTTTGACCGATAAAAACATGTACTCAGCATATTCAATAAGGCATTACTTTTACAATAATTCAACATGTTATTTATATACCCTATGGATTTCAAGATGCATCGAGACGGCAAGGGAGTGAATCCCCGGGAGCATAGGTAACGATGTGACCGGGGTGAGCGAGTGCAGTCAACAAAGAGGCAACTTGAAAGATAACGGGTATAAAGTTTATCACTTAATTTAAGGAGTATAATATGAGTCCTAAAAATGATTTTAAGGCTTTTTCTATTAGTAATAATGCTAATGTAGTGAGCCAAGAAAAATATGAAGAAAGTCAGAATTTGAAGACTGGGTTTGCACCAGATGGTATTACCACTAATATATTAAATAAGGCATTACGTCAATCATCCACCATAGCCTCTGTAGTCGCTAATTTTATCGCGACACAATCTGGCAATGATGTTCTGGATGATGGAAATATAGATAAACTCACCGTTCAATTAAATAAGGCGCTGGAACAGAAAATGGCGCCAAAGGTTCCCGATGCCTCATTAACACAGAAAGGTATTGTTCAGCTTACAGATGTGGTTGGTAATAGTAATTCACTCGCTGCAACTCAAAAGCTCGTTTCTGATGTAAATGATAATGCTAACAATAGATTAGCCAAAAACCAAAATGGGGCAGATATTCCCAATAAAAATGAATTTGTGAAAAATCTCGATTTGCTGGACACCGTCAATTTGGCTAAAAATGCTGTGCCGAATAATAGGAAAATTAATGGTAAGGCGCTGACTGGAGATATCAATTTAGGGGCTGGTGATGTGGGAGCATTTAAGCTCGGATTAACAGGAAAATATTCTGTTGATAACCAAGTCCCGTGGAATGTAGATTCAGGGTCATATGACTTACTGAATCCGAAATTTAGTGATCATGTTGTGCACTTCTATAACGGAGCTGGGAGTTGTCCGGCTTTTCAATTGAAAGTACATTACAAAAACGGAGGTATTGCTTATCGCTCGGCTCGTGATAATTACGGATTTGAAGAAGATTGGACTAACATTTATACAACAAAAAACAAACCTACTGTAAACGAACTTGGTTTATCAGAAACCGTAGCATTGGCGAAAAATGCAGTTCCTAATAACAGGAAAATTAACGGCAAAGCGCTGGTTGAAGACATCAATCTAGAAGCCGGAGATGTCGGGGCGTATTCACGTTCGGAATCTGACAGGCGATATCAAAAGAAAGGCCCTAATCAGGGATGGCAAAAAATAGGGGCCGGTGGAGACAGCGGAAGTAGTATATTACTGAGTCAGGACATACGAGGAAGATGTATATATTTACGTACTGGTAGCCCAGGTATATTTTTACCTTTACAAATGCCTCCAATCGATAATATTTTGGTTGGTGCCGGATATGGTTCAAGAGGATGGCTCGTTGTGCATTCGTCAGATGGAGGACTGAGGTTATCTATAGTAAACAAAGAGGATTGCCCTGATATTACAGAAATTTATATTGCTGATTAGAATTATGGGCTGCATGGCAGCCCTTTTTATTTTTTAGGAGATAATTTACCCCTTATTTTACAAAGATATTTACCTATACCCGTTATCTTTCAAGTTGCCTCTTTGTTGGCTGCACTCGCTCACCCCGGTCACATAATTACCTATGCTCCCGGGGATTCACTCCCTTGCCGTCGCGATGCATCTTGAAATCCATTGGGTATAGATTTATCGAACAAGCACAAAACAAATATAACAATCTAGCCAACAGACAAAATAATATTATTTTCGCAACCGACATTCTGACGCCCTCTATTTTAACAAACCATTTAAAAATTGACAAAAGAGACAAGATAATTCCCAAATACCAACATTTTGAATATGCTTTCGATTACAAGACATTAAACGATTTATTATCATTAGCCATACACAAATAATCAATCAAGTGATTAATAATGGAATCTTATTATCCTACTTTTGGAGTAGACTATAATTGAACACAATCTCGATAAATCACCTACACTATAACTTAATATATTAATTACAAAAGAACATTATTTAATTAAGGAATATATATGAGTCCTAAGAATGATTTTAAAGCGTTTTCTATTGATAATAACGCTAATGTAGTGAGTCAAGAAAGATACGAAGAAAGTCAGAATTTACAAACTGGATTTCCCCCAGAAAATATTACTACCCATATACTAAATAAATCATTACGCCAGTCGTCCACAATAGCCTCTGTTGTAGCTGATTTTATTGCGACAGAATCTGGCAGTGATGTCTTGGATGATGGTAATACAACCAAACTTACTACACAATTAAATAAAGCGTTAGAAAAAAAAATTACTACAAAAATTCCCGATGCCTCATTAACACAGAAAGGTATTGTTCAGCTTGCAGATGTGGTTGGCAACAGTAATACACTGGTTGCAACTCAAAAGCTTGTCTCCGATATAAATAATAACGCCAATAACAGACTAGAAAAAACGCAAAACGGCGCAGATATCCCCAATAAAAATGCGTTTGTGAAAAACTTAGGTTTAAATGAGGCTGCAAAACGGGAAGTAGGAACTAGAGTTAATCAAATTCCAGATATGTCATTTTTCACTGCAAACTTGGTTCAGAATGGTTGGCAAAAATTACCTTCAGGTTTAATTGAAATGTGGGGAATAGCATTAGTTTCTCTCGGTGGAAATCCTAATGGCGGATATATTAATAACTTTCCAATACCATTCCCAAATAAATGTTTTAGCATCACATTAACTCACAATGATTGGGACCCCGGAGCAGCAGGAATATTCGGGGCGTCTGTAGTAAATCAGAGTCAGTTCAAATGTTACAGAAGTTCTACCCCTCATACGCCTAATGTTTATACATATTTTAGGGCAATAGGATATTAATTAAAAATAATTAACTTACCATGATGATTATTTAATTAAAATTGGCAGAGAATTATGAACGATAAAAACTATATATTCAGTGAATTAAATAAAGCATTTTATCCGATATCATTACAACAAGATTATATTGCAGCAGGATCATGGCCAAATGACCCTATACCTGTAACAGATGACATATTCCATAAATTTTCAGGAATACCGCCCACAGGAAAAATACTGTCCTCTGGAGAGGATGGTCTTCCTTGTTGGAAAGATATTCCACCCCCAACGAAAGAGGAATTGATATCTATCGCAGAAGCCCAAAGAGCGAAATTCATATCTCTTGCAAATGAGAAAATAACGCCGCTTGCTGATGCTGTAGAACTTGATATAGCTACGAATGAAGAAACACTATTACTTAAAGAGTGGAAAACATATCGTGTGATGCTTAATCGCATTGATACTTCAACAGCCCCAGAAATTGACTGGCCAATTTCACCATTATCGTAATTAAAAAAAGGACCGGGATTAGGATAGTTCCCGGTCTTTATCATCCTATTTATTCAGATATTTTTGACCTTCCAACATCTATTTCACCATTTTATTTACCAAAATCAGTGACAAATTCTTTTCTACAGTTAAAAATCATCAAATGTTAAATATAAATAGCCTGGATAGACTCTCGTTAAAAAACATTGAATACTTATTTCCATCAAAAATATAAAAATAGTTAACCTTATTAGAAATAATAACACCCCACTATTTTTATCCTGAACTAGACTATGATAAGCATTAATCACGATAAACCAGCCCAATAATAACCCAATGTATCAATTATATAATAATATTATTTAAGGAATTTGCATGAACCCAAAAAATGATTTCAAAGCTTTTTCTACTAGTAATAATGCTAATGTAGTGAGCCAAGAAAGATATGAAGAAAGTCTGAGTTTGTATTCTGGGTTTCCACCAAATGATGTTCCCACTCACTTGTTAAATAAAGCATTACGTCAGTCGTCAACAATAGCCTCTGTTGTCGCTAATTTTATCGCGACACAATCTGGCGATGATGTTCTCGATGATGGTGATACCGTTAAGCTCAACACTCAATTAAATAGCGCGTTAGAAAAAAAATTTATAAATAAAATTTCCGATTTCGCATTGGAAAAAGCACAAAACGGCGCAGATATTCCTGATAAAAATGCATTTGTGAAAAACTTAGGTTTAAATGAAGCAGCAAAACGAGAAATAGGCACTGGAATTAATCAGATTCCAGATATGTCGTATTTCACTGCAAACTTGACTAGCGCTGGTTGGCAAAAATTACCTTCAGGTTTAATTGAAACATGGGGATTTGTACTGGCTAACGGCTATGGCTCTCTTGAGGCTGGATATTTAAATAATTTTCCAATACCATTTCCTAACGCCTGTTTAAATATTACGTTAACTCATGGTGGTTATAACCCCCAAGACGCCGGAATATGTTCAGTACACGTAGTAAATCGGAGCCAATTCCGATGTTATAGAAGTCCTACTAATCATGTTCCTCCTGTTGGAATCTATTTTAGAGCGATAGGTTATTAATTAAAAATAATTAATTTATCATGATGATTATTTAATTAAAATTGGCAGAGAATTATGAACGATAGAAACTACGTATTCAGTACGTTAAATAAAGCATTTTATCCGCTATCATTACAGCAGGATTATATTGCAGCAGGCTCATGGCCAAACGACCCCATATCTGTAACGGATGACATATTCAATAAGTTCTCGGGAATACCTCCCGCAGGAAAAATACTTTCCTCCGGCGAAGATGGTCTTCCTTGTTGGAAAGATATCCCACCACCAACAAAAGAAGAATTGATATCTATAGCAGAAGTCCAAAGAGCGCAATTTATATCTCTTGCAAATGAGAAAATAACGCCGCTTTCCGATGCGCTAGAACTGGGTATAGCAACAGACGAAGAAATGCTATTACTCAAAGAATGGAAAAAATACCGGGTGATGCTTAATCGGGTTGATACTTCGAAAGCACCTGAAATTGACTGGTCAATTCCACCCTTATCGTAATTAACAAAAAGACTGGGATTCAGGTAGAACCCGGTCTTAATCATTTTATTGATTCTGGTATTTTGTAGTTATTCAACACCAATAATCATTAAAATATTAAACCAATTCAGTCATACCACATAATTCCTCCAAGGAATAAATGAGACTTTATTAATGAAAATAAAGATCATTTTCAAACATTAAATGCAAATAGTTTAGATATATTTCAGATTACAAAAAATTAACATATTCATTACCAACAATTATATAAAAATAGTTAACCCTATAAGTTATAAGAGTATTCCATTATTATTTTTTCTAACTAAACTATAGCTGGCGTGAATAGGGAAAAATTATTTTTATAAAAATTCACTATATTGCTTATAAAATACACTGCTTAATTGGAGAAAAATATATGAGTCAAAAGAATGATTTTAAGGCTTTTTCTATTAATGAAAATGCAAATATAATGACCCAAGAAACATATGAAAAAGAACAAAAATTACAAACTGGGTTTCCAACAGCAGATATTACCCCTGAACTATTAAATAAGGCATTACGTCAGTCGTCAACCATATCCACTGTCGTCGCTAATTTTATCGCAACACAATCTGGCGAAGATGTTCTGGATAATGGGGATATAGACAAACTCACCGCCCAATTCAAGAAATCCTTAGAACAAAAAAACACAACAGAAACTCCCGATGCCTCATTAACAGAAAAAGGAATTGTTCAGCTCACAGACCAAATAGGCAACAGTAATACACTTGCTTCAACTCAGAAGCTTGTTTCTGATGTAAATGATAATGCTAATAATCGACTGGCAAAAGACCAAAACGGTGCAGATATTCCTGATAAAGCTGCATTTATAAAGAACCTTGGTTTATCAGATTCAACAAATATAACGATAGGGAATGGTGAAAATCAGGTACCTAATATGTCGTTTTTCACCGCTAACCTGAATCAGGTCGGATGGCAAAAATTACCTTCGGGTTTAATTGAAATGTGGGGAATAGCATCAGTTAAAGGCAATGCTTATGCCGAAGCTGGTGCTTTAAATAACTTTCCAATCCCATTCCCGAATAAATGTCTCAACGTCACTTTAACTCACGTTGGTAATGCTCCTCAACATGCTGGAACATTTTCACTAATGACGGTCAATAATGCCCAATTCCAATGTTTTAGCAGTATTCCAAATTTACAAATTCCTGTAGCAGCATTTTATAGAGCAATAGGGTATTAATATGAACGATAAAAACTATGTATTTAGCGCATTAAATAAAGCATTTTATCCACTATCATTACAGCAGGATTATATTGCAGCAGGCTCATGGCCAAACGATCCCATATCTGTAACTGATGGCATATTCAATAAGTTCTCGGGCATACCTCCCACCGGAAAAATACTTTCCTGTGGCGAAAATGGTTTTCCTTGTTGGGAAGACACTCCACCACCAGCAAAAGAGGAATTAATATCCATAGCGGAAAGCCAAAAAGCACAATTTATATCTCTTGCAAATGAGAAAATAACGCCGCTTTCCGATGCGCTAGAACTGGGTATAGCAACAGACGAAGAAATGCTATTACTCAAAGAATGGAAAAAATATCGAGTCATGCTTAATCGGGTTGATACGTCAAAAGCCCCAAAAATTGACTGGCCAATTGCACCATTATCGTAATTAACAAAAAGACCGGGATTCAGGCTGAATCCCGGTCTTTTTGTTATTACTAATACTACAATGGTTAATGTTCCGTCATCATACAAACTATTCTCCACCAAGATTTTTTAGTTCATACGATATTAGTGATCTTGTACGTCATCGAAATTTATTTTCCAGAATAAATCTTTCAACATGAAAATTATTTAATATACCTATATAAAAAGGCATTCATTACTCAGATATTCTTTCAATTTAAACATATCGGATTGTTTACTACTCAAAATATACGAAAATAATTAACCCCATAAGCTATAAAAATGTTTAATTATTATTTTTTCATCTCTAAACTGTGAGAGATGGAAAATTATCCTTACAATAACTTAAAAAATCACCTATAGAACCCACTATTGAATTTTAGGAGAATATATATGAGTCCCAAAAATGATTTTAAAGCGTTTTCTATTAGAGATGGTGCAAATGTGGTGGCTCAAAATTTATATGAAGGCACTCCAGAATTGCAGACTGGATTTCCCCCAATAGGCCTTACCACGCATGTATTAAATAAGGCATTACGTCAGTCATCAACAATATCATCTGTTGTAGCTGATTTTATTGCGACAGAATCTGGCAGTGATGTTTTGGATGATGGCAATATAGTCAAACTCACTGCACAATTGAATAAAGCGCTAGAACAAAAAATTACAAAAAAAGTTCCCGATGCCTTATTAACACAAAAAGGTGTTGTTCAACTCACAGATATCATTGGCAATAGTAATACACTGGCTGCAACACAGAAGCTTGTCTCCGATATAAATAATAATGCCAATAACAGACTAGAAAAAACGCAAAACGGCGCAGATATTCCTAATAAAAATGAGTTTGTGAAAAACTTAGGTTTAGATAAAGCTGCAAACCTGAAAGTGGGAAATGGAATTAATCAAGTTCCAAATATGTCTTTTTTCACCGCAAACTTGGTTAAGAATGGCTGGCAAAAATTGCCTTCGGGTTTAATTTTAATGTGGGGATTAGCACAAGTTTATAACCATAGCGACCCTCAATCTGGGTATTTAAATAACTTTCCAATACCATTCCCAAACGCATGTTTTAGTATCACATTAACTCACCGTGGTAATGACCCCCAAGCAGCAGGTATATTTTCAGCAACGATAGAAAATCAGCATCAGTTTCGGTGTTATAAAAATCTTAATTACCATAAACTCACTACTTTTACATTTTTTATGGCAATAGGATATTAATTAAAAAAATTATTATGATTATTTAATGAAAATTGGCAAAGAATTATGAATAACAAAAACTATGTATTCAGTCCATCAAATAAATCATTTTATCCTCTATCATTACAGCAGAATTATATTGAATCAGGCTCATGGCCAAACGATCCCATATCTGTAACTGATAGCATATTCAATAATTTCTCGGAAATACCTCCCACCGGAAAAATACTTTCCTGTGGCGAAGATGGTCTTCCTTGTTGGGAAGACACTCCACCACCAACAAAAGAGCAATTTATATCCATAGCGGAAAGCCAAAGAACGCAATTTATATCTCACGCGAATAAAAAAATAATCCCACTTTCTGATTCAGAAGAACTTGATATAGCAACAGACGAAGAAATGCGATTACTCAAAGAATGGAAAAAATACCGAATCATGCTTAACCGGGTTGATACGTCAAAAGCACCGGAAATAGACTGGCCAATTTTACCATTATTGTAACTAATAAAAGACCGGGATCAGGATAGCGCCCGGTCTTTATCACTCTATTCATTCTGGTATTTTAGCTATGCAATATCAAGAACCATTGAAATATCAACCCAATCCAGTAATATCATATACTTTTTCCCGGAGAATAATGACTCATTATTACTCCTCCTGCTCACCCTGACAGGATTTTATGGTTTAAATATATTTTCACCATTCTATTTATCAATATCAGGTTATTTGATTGAAAAATTCAACCAATTATCATCAACTACACATAAATAGTTAATCGCCTAAGTTATAAAAGTATTTCATTATTATTTTACCGAACTAGACTATGAATTTCTTAAAGTTATCTTTATAACAATTAAATATTATTAATTATAGAATACACTATTTAATTTGAGGGAAAAACATGAGTCCAAAAAATGATTTTAAGGCTTTTTCTATTAGTAACAATGCTAATGTTGTGAGCCAAGAAAAATATGAAGAGAACGAGAGTTTAAATACTGGATTTCCACCAGAGAGTATTACTACTCATGTATTAAATAAAGCATTACGTCAGTCATCAACCATATCATCTGTAGTCGCTAACTTTATCGCAACACAATCTGGCAATGATGTTCTCGATGATGGTAATATAGACAAACTCACCGCCCAATTAAATAAAGCGTTAGAACAAAAAATCACAACAAAAATTCCTGATGCCTCATTAACACAAAAAGGTATTGTTCAACTCACAGATATCATTGGCAATAGTAATACACTGGCCGCAACTCAGAAACTTGTTTCCGATATAAATGATAGTGCTAACGGCAGATTGGCCAAAAACCAAAATGGTCAAGATATTCCTAACAAAAATGAGTTTGTGAAAAATCTCGGTTTATTAGACTTGTTATTAGCAGGCACTCCTCTGTTTACACAAGGGGATAATTTCATAACGCTTAAAATTCCATTTTTGAGCGGATCAAAGAGAAAATATATCTTATTACAATCTGTATATGCAAAGGCTCCAAATTTAGCTAACGAGGGGAAATTCACTATCACATACCCAATTGCATACTCTTATGAACCTCATGCTATACTTTCAAGTATGGGAGGATTTGCCAGTGGAGGCAACTATGGTGAAGGAGCTGAAATATTAAAAATCAATAAAGAAAACCTAGTAATAATATCACATTGGCAGTCTCGCGGTGCACACTTTCCGCCTGTACGCATATTCGTAATAGGAGTATCAGATAACTAACTTTCAACACTCATAGTTGTTATCTATCTCTGACTTTAGAATTATCTTGATAAAGCACCGGAAATTGACTGGCCAATTGCGCCATTATTGTAATTAACAAACAGACCGGGATTAGAATAATACCCGGTCTTTATCATTTTATTTACTCTAATACTATACCCGTCATCTTTCAAGTTGCCTCTTTGTTGGCTGCACTCGCTCACCCCGGTCACATAGTTTGCTATGCTCCCGGGGATTCACTCCCTTGCCGTCGCGATGCATCTTGAAATCCATTGGGTATAGGTTGTAAATATTCTGTTATCATCCAAGCTATTTTCTCTCAAGACCTATTAACTACATAATATTGGAAGTTTTACACGCCCTTGACTTATTTCCTATATAGCTAACTGAATAATAAAGTTCACACATAAGCGTTTTCTAAGATAGAAAAAATTTCATCTATTATGGTTTTTTATTGCCAGACTTGGTTTTTCAATGTAATTTATGTCGTATAAAAATACAATAAGTGTGTAATAGTAAGAAATTAAAACTGACGATAACACACTGGTATAAAATGAAAAATAAACTAAGTTATTAAAATGTCGTTATTAATCAAAAAAAGCTGTATCAATTGTGATATGTGTGAACCTGAATGTCCCAATCAGGCTATATCAATGGGAGATGAAATTTATGAGATTGATTCCAAGCGTTGCACCGAATGCATCGGTCATTATGACGCTCCAACCTGTCAATCAGTCTGTCCGATAAATAATACCATTATCACCGATCCAGACCAACAGGAAACAGAAGAGCAATTGTGGGATAAATTTGTATTACTGCATCATGCAGATAAGATCTGA